AAAAGAAGACCGTATTCCATTCGACCTCGAATACTTTGACAAGATTACAAAAGGAGGTCTTCCGAATAAAACTCTCAACGTTGCTCTTGCTGGCACAGGGGTTGGAAAGAGTTTATTTATGTGCCACATGGCTAGCAGTGTCCTCCTCCAAGGGAAGAACGTCCTCTACATCACTCTCGAAATGGCAGAGGAAAAGATTGCGGAGAGGATCGATGCTAACCTACTTAATGTTAATATACAGGACATAACAGATTTACCAAAACAAATGTTTGAAGGTAAGGTAACAAACCTTGCTCAGAAAACACAAGGAACTTTTATCATTAAAGAGTATCCTACTGCATCTGCACACTCAGGTCATTTTAAATCATTGCTACAAGAGTTATCATTGAAGAAATCATTTAAACCTGATATAATATTCATAGATTATTTGAACATATGTGCATCTTCACGATACAAGGCTGGAAGTAATGTTAATTCGTATTCCTATATTAAGGCGATTGCGGAGGAACTTAGAGGGTTGGCTGTCGAAACTAACTTACCGATTGTTAGTGCTACTCAAACTACTCGTTCTGGTTTCGCTTCTAGTGATATTGACCTTACTGACACTTCAGAGTCCTTCGGACTTCCTGCTACTGCTGATCTTATGTTCGCTCTCATTTCTACTGAGGAGTTGGAAGGATTGAATCAGATCATGGTAAAGCAATTAAAGAATAGGTACAATGATCCTACTGTAAATAGAAGGTTTGTTGTAGGTATTGATAGAGCAAAAATGAGATTGTATGATTGTGAGCAGTCTGCACAGGATGATATTGTTGACAGTGGACAAGAAGAAGAGTATAATAACGAAGATAAGAAAGCAAAGAAATCCTTTGCTGGTTTTAAATTTAATTAACATGACCGTAGACACAGAAAAGTATCTTGAATTTGTAGATGGTGTAACCAGTCCAGCTAGTTCAAACTTTCATGATCTTCTTAGGAGAGTCACGGAGTTAGAAGTAGAGAATGACTGTGATGTATCCCATCTACTAA